TCGCCCGCGATGCCGAGGTCAACGACGCTTATCTGCTTTACGGGGATTTGGACCGGGCAGCGGTCAACGCCAGCCTCGCCGAACACGGCATCATCGTGCGCCCTGGCGTTCTTTCGCAATCGATCGTTAGCCCGGCAGACGCGGGAGTGCAGGCGGCGGCCGAACCGGCGTTGCCGGCGGCCGCAGAGCATTCACAGCGTCAACCGCGGCGCTAGGCAAAGGGGGATTCGTCATGCTCGCTGTCTTCAGCAACAACGCGGCGTTCTCGATCACCTCGCTGACCCTGGCCCTCAACCGGGTCCCTTATGTCCCCGGTCAGATCGGCCGGCTTGGACTGTGTCGCCCGGCGCGGCTGACCACGACGACGACGATGGTCGAGATCAGGGGCTCGCGCCTGGCGCTGGTTCCCGAATTGCCGCGTGGTGCTCCGCCGACGCCCAATGTCGAAGACCGCCGGCAGATGATCCCGTTTCGCATCCCGCACTTTCCGCTGCGCGACACGATCCTTGCCGACGCGGTGCAGAACGTTCGCGCCTTTGGCACCGAAGATCAGCTCGAAGGGGTGCTGATCGTGGTCAACGAGCGCGAGGCCAGCATGAGTCTCAAGCTCGATGTGACCCTCGAATATCTGCGGCTGGGTGCCGTCAAAGGCGTCATCGTCACCGCCGCCGATCGCGACACTGGCGCGCCGATCTCGACCATCGATTTGCATCAGGCCTTTGGCGTTGCCCCACAGCCGGTGCTCGACTGGCCGATATCAGGCGCCGGGCGCATCGCCCAGGAACGCCCGGCCTGGGAGGCGCAACTGACCGACCTCGTCAACAATCTGGCGCGGGCCATGGCCGATGAGGTGCCGGGCGGCATGCTGCCGCGCATCCACGGTGTGTGCGGCAGCCAATTCTTCGATGCCTTCTCAACGCACCCCGAGCGCCGTGCTGCTTTCATCGCCTTGACCGCGGGGCCGATCATCGACCCGAACCTCGGCACGACGATCCCGTTTCGCGATGTCACGATCGAGGAATATCGCGGGCCGGTCGGCGAGATCAGGTTTGTCGAGCCCGATATGTGCCATTTCTTCCCGGTCGGGGTGCCCGATCTGTTTGTCGAAGCCTATGCCCCGGCCGATTACATGGAGACGGTCAACACCGTTGCCTTGCCGCGCTACGCCAAGATGGAGGCGATGGACTTCGACAAGGGCGTCCAGCTCGAGACCCAGATGAACGTCTTGCCGCTGTGCTCAGCGCCGCGCGCCTTGTTCACCGCCCGCGTCACGCCTTACGTCGAGCCGGAGGGCACGGCGACTGCGACCCGGGCGCCCGCACCCGCGCCGCAACAGCGCGAGCGCGTCCGTGCATGAGCTGGATGGACGCCAGTCGATTTCTGCTGGGCGATCTCGCGATCCATACCGGCGAGGCAGGCCGTGCGTTGTGGCAGGGGCAAACGATTGCCGGTCGCTTCCGCATCGACCCTTACGACGTGCCGCTTGTTGGCACGGAGACCGGGTTGGGCGTCATCCAGACCTGGTTTTACTGCGAGCGCGCGATCATCGCCGGGCCGCGCATCCCCGAACTCGGCGACGTCTTGACGATCCGCGGCCGCGGCTGGGAGATCGTCGAGGGTCCGTTGCAGGACGATCTCGGCGAGCTCGGCTACCGGCTGATCAAATACGAGGGGACCGATCTTGCCGCCGCCGCACCCGACCTCCATGCGCGTGCGGTCGAACAATTGCGGCAACCCGGCCGGCCAACCCGGCGCGACGATATCGAACGGGCCTTTGCCGCCGTCACGGCGGGCGGGATCGATCCCGATGCGCCGCTGACACGGTTGTTCCCGGCGGTCCGGCAGAAAATCACCGGCAACGCCGCGCCATCATGCGGGCTCGGCGACCGCACCCTGCGCAAGACCCTCGCGCCTCTCTTCGAGGCCTACCGGAACGGGCGAAAATGATGAGGGATGCCTCGGTAATGCGGCTCAGCGATTCAAGAACGAGAACTTGCGACCTTCCAGCGCCGAGATCCGGGTAATTGCTCTCTTTTTGGCTGCCCTAGCGCAACAAGGAGGAAGCCCGTTTGAATGTCAGCAGTGGGTGGCAAGCGGTCCTTGGCCGAGACGGATCGGGCTGACGTGGTTGCGCCGAAATCCGACAATCTGTGGACAGCGTTGAGCAGGCGGTGTACCCCGATATTCGGGTTTATCAAGATCGGTTGACCCCGGACCTCCGAGGATTATTGTGCGCTCTTTTCTGAGTGTTTACGTATCTCATGATAATGACTCTCTTGTGGGCCAGCTCTCGAATATCCTAAAAGAGACTGCTGGTAATAAACCAATAGAAATTTTCTATAAATTTGCACTCCAGCCCGAGGGAGGATGGACGCCCGCTGTTTGGGATTTAATCATTTTGATACTCTCTATGCCAGCGAATTTTGGTCACAACGACAACTGGTACAGACTTCAATCTGAACAACAAATGATAACTAAATACAATTCAGCGGCAAAATGCCTGTTTTATGTACAAGATGTTATGGTAAGTAAAGTAAACCCTGGTGCACCTTGGGCTGGCTTCAGAGTGGCGCAAAATATTTATAGTGTTGGAAATTGGAAAGAATATCACAGCACCGGAGACCTAGCATCATCGATTGATGAGCAAGTAACTCTTCTTTCTAATAAAATTTACTCCGCTCAAGAGGCTGAAGCCTCGTGGAAAAAAACTATAGAGCAGGCTGTGCAAACTAAAATCGGAGCCAGATGGATTGAGAGTGCAGGCCATCTGGCTATAGATACATTGAGCACAGACTCGGATGCACACGCCGCCGAAGAAAAGGTGTCCGTCCAGCTACTAGAAAATATAAGAAGAAAGGCTAATGAATTTGTACCGGTTGCCGTCCGCCTAAATAACGCGATCGGGTGGGGGGGGTTCGGCGGGGCAGCAACGCGATTTTTTGCAGCTGTAAACGTGGATGCTGCGGAAATTCCGGAGAACTTAGGTAATGCATATGATGCTCTTTTGGAGCTGGCTTCGTTCCTTGAGCAGGATAATGAGTTACAGAAGGCAATCGATTCAGCAGCCGATCCTCTTGATCCAGAGGTGCGGAGGGAGCTCCGGGCATTAATTCGCACCGCTGCGCCTTGGTTGCGCCGATTTCCCACAATTCGTGAACTTGATGACGAGTGCGGGTCTTTTCTTAAACGTCCTGAACTGCTTGAGCCGGCGGTATCAATCATAAAAGTTTCGAGACAAAAAGACCTAGTTTCAGATTTAGACGCTGAGGCTACACTGGGCGTGCTCGACGCAGCCTTCCGTGGTCGATTCCAGGGGGAAAAGGCTACCGCGCGTGGAGTCCATACAGTACGCAATCTAGTCATAGCCGGAGCCACCGCTATAGTCACCTTTTTTTCTAGTGCGGTATCCTCCGATTTTGCCACCAAATCGGACTTGGTTCAGCGTGTGGGCAGCGTTCTCGCAGAAGCAGAAAAAGACATCTATAATTTATTGGATGGAATGCCAGATGATATTCAAATAGCCTTGAGGGAGCTAATTAAAGAATTAAAGCAATAAGACATTATCACATATTGGCATTAGCCCGAGCGCGCCGGGTGGGCGTAACGGTCCGCAAAGGGGTGTGGGCCGCCGTCACCCGCCAATATAAGCGAACGGCCGCAACGGGTCGAAAGCTATATCCAAACCGAGCCCTACCAGCCTGACAGTCTCGTCTCGCTCTGGGTCGATAGCTGTGCCTCGTCCTCCGGTGCGATGGTAAAAACTATAAACTCCGCGGCAATTTATTCCTGATTTTCGGCCATTCGGTTTGGCCTAGCGTCGCGGGCGATGACGAATGTCGCCCAGCTCCGGCAACACACCGTCGAACGGCTCGCCGAATTGCCGTTCCGCCAGATTTTCGACTCGCGCCAGTCGCAAACCCGCCGCGAGATGCTGCCGGCGGTGCGCGTCTACACCAGCTCCTCGGCACAGGGCCGGTCGATCAGCATCCCGGATTTTCTAGCGACGACGACACTCGTTGTCCAGCTCGTCGCCGAGGACATCACCGATGCCCGCAGTGCCGAGCACGTCGATGCTTTATGCGAAGCGGCCAAGAGTCGACTCCTCTGCGATCCAAAATGGCTGGTGCTGTTCGAGCGGGTGCTGTCGATCGACACCGAGATCGAGCGCAACGTCGAGGGCGAAAGCCGCACCACGATCGCCACCCTGACCTTCGCCTTGCAGGTCAGCGAATACTACGAGCCGGTGATCCCCGACATGCTCGAGCATCTGCATGTCGATGTCGATGTGATCCGCCCGGCGACCGACCCGAACATCCGCTATCCCGGCCCCGACGGCCGCATCGAAGTCTCGGCCGATTTTCTTGTACCGTCCAAGCAAAAGGATTGAGGCATGCCGGTCTCGTTCGAACGCATCCCCAGCAACATCCGCGTCCCGCTGTTCTATGCCGAAATGTCGAACCGCGAGGCCGCCTACCTGCAAATGCTGCAGCCGGCATTGATCATCGGACCGATGCTGGAGAGCGGGCGGGCGGAACCGTTGGAGCCGGTGCTCGTCACCGATGCGCAGCAGGCTTATGGGCTGTTTGGCGCCGGCAGCATCATCGCCGACATGATCGCCTCCTATCGGCGCAACGACAATTTCGGCACGGTCTGGGCGATCCCGCAACTCACCCCCGAGGCGGCGACCGCGGCGGCGTTGACCGATACATTCACTGGCGTCGCGACCGCACCGGCGACGATGGGGCTCTACATCGGCGGTGACCGCTATGCGATTACTGTCGCCGCCGGCGACGACGCTGCGACAATCGCGCAAAAGATCGTCGAAGCGGTCAACGCCGAGCCGTTCAGCCTGGTGACCGCCGCCCTTGGCGATGGCGGCAAGGCATCGGCCGCACCGGCGCCGGCGATTACTTCGCCGCAACCGAATTCGACGCAACTGCCGCCGGCTGCGGGTGCAACAGGCGGCGGGGCGCGCGCAACGCGCCGGGCAGCACCGCGTGCCGACGGCAGCGCCGCCGTCACCTATACCGCCCGCAACAGAGGGGCGATCGGCAACGAATTGCTGCGCACCTGGAACTTTCGCGGCGTCGCCGGCGGCGAAAGCATCCCGCGCGGCGTCAGCGTCACCGGCGGAAATGGCAACGGCAATGGCAACGGAGGCAATTTCGCGGGCGGCGCCGGATTGCCCGATCTGCGTCCCGTCATCGCAGCGATGGGCGACGAGGAATACGACTTCATCTGCAACCCCTATACCGACGGCGCCTCGCTCGACCTCTTGAGCGAAGAACTGAACGATGTCACCGGCCGCTGGGCGTGGAGCCGGCAGATTTACGGCCATGTCTTTTCGGCCCGCATGGGCGATCTGCAGGGCCTGGTCGAGTTCGGCCGCACCCGCAACGACCCGCATGCTTCGGTTTTGGGTTTTGCCCATTCGCCGACGGTCAGTTGGCGCCGCGCCGCTGCGCTCTGCGCGCAGGCTGCCGGTTCCTTGCGCAACGACCCGCCGCGGCCGTTGCAGACCTTGGCGATGGTCGGGGTCATGGCGCCGAAGCGCGGTTATCGCTTCCGCCTCGGCGATAGCAACACGCTCCTCTATTCGGGCGTGGCGACCGAGATGGAGTCGGGCGGTGCGGCGGCGATCCAGCGCTGCGTGACGACGTACCGGGTCAATGTCTGGAACCAGCCCGACCCTTCCTGGCTCGATGTCCAGACCCCGGCGACGCTGACTTACATCATCCGGTTTTTGCGCAACCGCATCCTGCAGAAGTTCCCGCGCCACAAGCTCGCCGATGACGGGACCCCGTTCGGCCTCGGCCAGGCGATCGTCACCCCGCGCATCATTCGCGCCGAGCTCGTCGCCGCCTACTCCGAACTGATCGCGATGGGGATCGTCGAGAACATGGACGCCTTCAAGGCCTTCTTGATCGTCGAGCGCGATCCGGTCGATCCCAACCGGGTCAACGTGCTGCTGCCGCCGGACCTCGTCAACCAGTTGCGCATCTTCGCGATGCTGGTCGAGTTCCGGCTGAACTATTCGGCCGCCGCCACCGCGGCACTCGCCGCCTGATCTGCTTCATTGAAGGAGATTTGACTGATGCCCAGCAACCGCATCGCCGGCGTCGCCTACGTCTATGTCGATGGCCGGCAATACCCGTTGCGCGGCAATTTGACGGTCTCGATCGACACCATCGAGCGCGAGGGTGTGCCCGGTCAAGACGGCATCCACGGCTACATCGAGCGCCCGCGGGTGCCGTGGATCGAGGGCGATTTTAGCGATATTGGCCGGCTGTCCTTGGTCAGCATCCAGCGCATGACCGATGTCACGGTCACCGCCGAGCTGGCCAACGGCAAGCAATACATCCTGCGCAACGCCTGGACTTCGACCGCGCGCGAATTCAATGCCGCCGACGGCCAGGCGACGGTGCGCTGGGAGGGCATGGCCGGCGAGGAGCTGATGAATTGATCATCCACCTGACAAAGCCGATCCAGGCGCACGGCGCCGAGGTCACACAACTTGACATCCGCGAGCCCAATGGCGGCGACGTTGCTGCCTGCGGTTTTCCGTTCCGTTTTTTCACCGGCGCCGACAACGAGGTGTCAATCCTGCCGGAAGGCCCGGCGATCACTGCGATGATCGCGCGGCTCGGGAACATTCCCAGAGGGTCGGCGGTGCAACTGAACCTTGCCGACTGGATGGAATGCATGAACGCGGTGTTTAGTTTTTTCGGCCAGTCGGTCCCGACATCGTCGAGCGGTGCTTCAATCTTGCCTGGGTCTGGAAATGGGACCCTGCCCGCGCCCTGAGCCTGCGCTTTGACGAATTGCTGCTCTATGAAGCGCAAACCAGCCGCATCCTCGAGGAGATTGCGCGCCAGCCGCAGTGAGTGCCGTGGCTGACAAGATCGACATCAGCGCCGTCGCGCGCGTCGTCGACCAGGCCTCGGGGCCGATCCGCGCCATTCAAGGGGCGATCGGCCGCGCGGCGCAAGCGGCAACCAGCGCCGCTGCATCATTTGTGCGTCTCGGCACCGCCGGCGCTTTTGGCGGGATGGCGCAGAATCTCCGCAATGTCGGCGGGGCTGCGGCCCGGCTGGGCGGGCAGATCAAGGGATTTCTCGCACCAATCGGTGCCATCGCCGGGGTTGTCGGTATCGGCGGCGCCATCGCCGCGATGAAAGACTACATTTCGACCGCGGCCAGCGTCGGCAAGGCGTCTCGCCGGCTCGGCATTTCAACCGA